GTTGAAGGTTTTGTAATTGGTGATAGATTAAGTTCTAGCAATTCATTTGGTTGAACATATTGAACTTCTTTTTCATCTTTATATATAACAGTACCTAATTTGTATAACTCAGGTTGAGGTGTTAGTACAGGTATAGTTATATTAAATACTCCACTTGTGTAAGTACATGGAGCAGATTCTTGAAATATGGCTATCTTTTCTTCTAAGTTTTTTACACGATCACTATATTCACTGTCATTTCCAGGAACTCGTAATTGTTGATTTAAATCTTCAAAGTATTCATTAAAGATTTCAAATTGAACTTGAGCAGCAGTTCTATTAAACTCGTCTGGAGTTAAATAACCTCTTTGCTCTTTATTAAGAATTAATAAAACAGTTCTATAAACTGTATTCACATTTACTGCCATATTGTATATTTATTATAGTATTAAGGCGATAACTTAGAGCTACCGCCTATACATACTAATATTACATGTTATTTTAATTTTTTCTCTATAGACTTGAAGACTAAAATACCTTCATCTGTCTTAAAAAATGCCGCCATTGCAGAATATGGATTCTCATCAAATGGCACTGTCATTAATTTTCTATCATTTTCACCCCATAAGAATGTTCTTTGGTCATGCGATAGTTTTATAATGTTTGCTTCAGTAGCTCTAATAGCTATATTTCTAAGTTGAACATTATCGTCATTAGCTAATTCTAAGAACAAACTAGGATTTCTTCTAGCAAACAGTACTAAATCTCTTTTTATCTCCTTAGAACTCATCTTATTGACTCTAGAACCAACTTCTACGCGTACGATTGCTTCCGCGTCGTCAATGTCCATTTGGAAAGCAAGATTCATTGCTTCAGCTTCTAATTCTAAGTAATCTAAATCATCTTCAGCTTCAAAAGCAGGATCAAATTCTGTGTATTTAGAACCTAAACCAGGGTGATACAAAGATAATAGTTTTTGTAAGTTTTGTTTTTCTTTTGGAACATTTAAAATACCTTCTTCAAAGATGATATGTCCTAATGTCACTTGTCCTTTTTGTTGACTAACTAAAGGTGAATTTTGATTTGTTGCATATCTTAATTCTTCTTGTTGACCTGTTTCTTTGTCAAACCATATAAGTGGGTATCTACCAGTGTGTTTACCCTGTAATGTATATGTTATTGGTGAGTGACTATCCGCTATAATATAGGTTCTGTCTTTTATCTCCCAAACAGGTTTAGAATCTTTTTTTGCATATTTTTTTTCATCAACTACTTGAGTAGGCTCGTTAACTTCTATTTCATTAACCATATCAACGTCTTGCGTAATAGTCTGTGATTTTGCACCCTGTGGTGCGGTTTGTTTTTTAATTGGTGTTGCCATAATATAATATAATTTAATAAATTTTTAAAAGGTAATAATTACCCCCGTCAGTTCAACGAGGGTAATATCACCATATTTTTACACTGATGCAGTGAACAATACGAAATTGTTAGCAGCTTGTGTAACTAAACATCTTTCAGACAAGAAGTGTACTTGCATTGCATCAAGATCAGAAGTGTAAGCACCTCCAACAGATCCAGTGATCCAGTTTTTCATTCTTCTATCATCAGCTTGGTTAGCTCTATAACGAACGTGTAAGAAAGGTCTACGGATGTTAGTACCTAGTTGTTGATCGTATACAGTAGATGTTCCAGCAGGGATAAGGATACCATCGATAGATGTATTAGCCATACCACCACGAGTAGATGCATCATTTAAGTATTTCCAGTCAGTTTTGTAGAAATCGTAAGATCCACGACGGAAACCAGAGAAACCTAAGTTTAACGCCATTTGCTCAGAGTTTTCGAATAAACCGTAAGCAACACCACCAGCAGCGCCAGAAGATAAAGAAGCTAACATGTCATCAAAGTCAAGAGAAGTAGCTCTGTTCAAGAAGAACATGTTTTCTTCAATAGCTCCTTGAGTATCTAAGTTTTTCAAGATTGAATCAAAGTCAGATAAACCTGCAGCAGCAGTAAAGTTGTTTACAACATTACCTCTTTCTTTAACAGCAGAGAAAAGACCTTGAGTTCCTTTTAATCCATCAGTACTAGTTAAAGTAGAAGCACCAGAAACTAATTCACCTTCAATTACAGACATTTCTAAGTAATCTTCAAAACGTAATCTTGTTTCAGATTCAGCTTTTAAGTACCACAAATATCCTCCAGTACCATCTTCAGTCGCAACTTCAACCCAACCGATTTGAGCAGTGTCAGAACCAGAAATTTGGTATCTTTCCTTGATGATGATAGGTGAATTACTATATTGAGTAAAAGAAGGAACTACAGAGTTTAATGTAGCGTCGGTTGTTCCTTTTTTGAACTCAGAACCGTAAACAAAGATCTTAAGATCTGTTGCTCCAGCAAAGTTAACTACATTACCAGCACCAGTAGTTAAATCTAATTGAGTGTAAGGTTTAACGGTAAGAACAGCAGGATTAGTAGCACCACCAACTCCTGTAGCAGCGTTAGCTGTAGAGGCAGTAACATAAACTTTAAGTTCTTTTCCTGTAGAAGGACTCATAACTACTAAAGTTTGTCCAACAGAAATTACGTTGTTCACAAAGTTAGCACCAGTTCCACCAGTTACAAAAGTTAAAGTTGTTGCAGAAGCACATGTTACATCTTTGTAAGCAATATGTAATCTATTTTGTTCAGACCAAACTACCTGGTCAGAAGACATAGGCATTTCAGCTCCTACCATACGTAAGAAACCAGATAAAGTTCTATTTCCGTAACGCTCTACTTCAGCTTCGTAGATTTCAGGTAAGTATTGTTGCGCGAAATCATTACCACTTCCATTTGTGAAGTTTAAGTAATTTGTTTCTAACGCTTGTTGTTTTTGACTCGGTTTAATTGAACCGAATTGTGGAGTCACATTTGACATAATCGTTAATTTTAATTGTTAAATTTTTTTGTTTGTATTCTTAATTTAGAAGAATCAAAACCACTAATAGATTTAACCTTTAAACCTTTAATAAAAACCTCTCCGCCTGTTTGACGAGGTTGGTTTTGACTAGGATTTCTAGAGTTGTTAATCACCTCTTTAACCGCATCAGCTTTTCCTTGTTCGTAAAAGTGTTGTGCAATTTTATCAGAGTTCATAGCAGTGTAAAGAGCTTTGTGATAATTTACAGAATCAGTAACGTTTCCATCTTTGTCAAGGAACTTCCCTACGAAATTGTTAATGTCTGATTGTTTTTCTGCAACTTGTTCATTGTTTTGTACATTATATCTAAATCTTTTTTCACCAACATTATATTCAAAACCTTTGAATTCGTTGTTAAATAAACTTTTAGTTTGTTGTTTAAACAGTTCATGTCGCGTTTTCTGCTCTTCTTCATTCTTCTTGTATCTGTTGAAAAAGTCAAAAGCGTCTTGTTGTTCTTTAGATACGCCCGGTCTCAACTTGATCTCGTCGTAGTATTGATTCTTAATAGACTCTAATTCGTTTTTAGCTCTTACAACTTCTTCTTTAAAGGCAAGTTTCTTTTTTCTAATATCTCGCTCTTCATCTATATCCTCGTCATAAGCAAAATTATCTTCCATTAAAAATTGGATTTCTTCTGCGTCTAAATGAGGTTTAGTTCTTTTATAATATTCTTTTAATAGTGTTTTTTCATCAACATTAGAATAATCTGTATTTAATCTAACATAATCTTCTACAGTTCCACCTGTTTCTTCCATGAAAGTAACTAGTTTTTCTATGTTTTCAGGTAATGGTTTTCCAGTGTTGATTTGTTCTTGAACATGTTTTTCTACTTCCTTTTCAATAACTACAACTTCTTTTTTTATTTCTTCACTGGTGATTTCTTCAATAACATTTTCAAAGGTCCCTTTGTTTCCTTCGACCACTCCTTGCAATTCCATTTTGGATTCTTCTGTGCGTAACACGCTTTCATCTGTGCTTTGTTCTTGAACGGCATTTTCTTCGGTGTTTGGTATTATAACTTTTGTTACTTCTTGTTCTACAACTGGTGTAGAGAAATCTACCTTTGTAACTTTATCTTCTTTAGCTAAGTTTCTAGGTCTTTTTGGTTTTTGGATTTTAAAGTCTCCTTCTTGTTTTACAATTTCTGACATAATATAATATAATTAAATAGTTATTTTTTTTATAAACCTAAGTCTTCCATACCAGTAAACTGTGCTGATTCAAAACTTTGAGGTAATGCATTTGTTTTTCTTTGCTGAACTAATTCAGACTGTTGACTTGCTTGTATTCTTGTTCTCTCATCTTTTCTGTCTTCTGCTAATTGTAGGTTTTGACTTTGAGTCTGAGATTTTAATTGTTCCAACTGCATGTTGTATTGGAACTGTTGTTCTGCTAACTGTAGTTTTAGTTGCATCTCAGTTTGTAATTTTTGCATTTCAAATTGAGATTTTGCTCTTTCTATATTTATAGTTTCTTGTGTTAGCGCTTGTTGTTTTTGAACTTCAAACAATGCTGCTTGTTGAGCTGTTTGTTGATTTGCTTGAGCTTGTGCTTGAATGTTTTGCATTTGAGCGGCTTGAGCAGCTTTTTGTTTTTTAGACTTTCTTAATTTAAGTAACTGATTAGCTAACTTTAAATTCTTAACCTGTCTAATGTCTATGGCATCATCTAAATCTATACTACCACTTTGTAGTGAAACTTGAATGTTTTGTTCTAACATTGCTTTTTCTTCTTCATCTGGTTCTAATTCTAAATAGATAC